GACCGCCCAGGCGTTGTCCTCGGTGACGTTGCCCGTGTCGCGCGTCCACTCCACATCACTGTCAAGGATATGCGCCGTAACGTCACGGTTGTACAGCTCACCGGTAATGGTGAGGGTGGTCGCAAAACGCTCCGCATCGAAGTACCAGCCATTGGAACTTTCTATATCGATGCTGAAATCCGGATTGCCCTCGATCATTGCCCAGGATGCGGAACCATATTGGGGTTCGTCCGTGGCGCCCGTCACCAGGCACATCCACTTGCAGCCATAATGATACACCGCATCGTAGGTTTCTTTTTCTGACTTATACGGGTCACTGACCGCTTCACTTGCACTCCATTTTCCGCGGTTGTTCTCGGTGCGGATTGGGGTGCCCTGGTAATCTATACGTAGGATGTCCTGTAAGGCAATACCACGGCAATAGATATAACTATGGCGATAATTTATAGGCAGGTTGTCAAACAGTGACAACTGTTTTAACTTGCCTATGATGATGGCATAGTTATTCTCTTCCAGTATGGGTTTCGTTACGCCATCGAGCATGCAGATACACTTCTCACGAGAAGACAGATACCAATAACCCTGCCGTTCCTCATCCACCGGGTTGCCACGGTGTGATAATATCATCAACGGCTCAGGAGGATAATTCTTGCCACCCGGCACCTCGCTATCAGGGTACATCACAGCGTTGAGCATATTGGCTGAGATGTCAACATGCAAGACACGTAGCCAGGAGGTATAATACTTGCCGCCACCTGATGTAAGGTCATTGACAACACCATATACAACATCGTTTTCTGCCAGTGCAGTAAAGTCGTTATCCCACCGCTTCTTCATCTTCAGGCTGTATGTGCCGTCTTCAAGCTGCGATACACTTTCGATAGTACCGGACTCGGAGAAGGAATAGTCGCTCTCCATGGCAGAGAGACGGTTGAAGATAAGTTCAAGGACAGTAAGGGAATCGCGGACTTCAAGGCGTTCAAACTGCGCGCGGCCGTCAGGGAATATTCCGGCACCCTTGCCCGCGACCATAGAGTCGATAAACTCGCCGAACTTCAACAGAAAATTTGTGCCGTCAGCTCGATCTTTCCTCAGAAAAATCTTCTCCAATTCTTCAGGGGAGTATTTGGATAACAGATTCAAGATTCCGACCAGCGTGCGTCCAACCCTCTCTGCGGTATTCTCTCCCTCAGAAGAGGCGTTCCTTATCTGTAGAGCAAGTTTCCTTAATATGTCAAGTGTATCAGGCATTATTCACCAAGTACTCTAAAAGTTACACGATTAGCATTAATCCCTCCACTTCCCCTATACAGCGGAAAGTCTTTTTTGTTATCATTCAAATACCGAACACATTCTTTCATATACCTATCAGCAACAGAGAAAGCATCATTATAAGCCATAAGTTTCTCCTTAAAATCAGAACGCGATGAATATTCGTTATCTTTATTGACAAATCCAAAACGGGTGACATTTCCATCTCCATTTTTCACGATACGAGCATAGGTATAATATGCCAATGTCGTTTTCAGCCCTACAAAGGAACGTTTTCCTCCACATTCTATGGTATAAGAACTACCATTAAGCAACTCACTATAATTTTCCGGATGTTCTTTCACATCTAAGAATAAAGCATCACCCAAAGCTGACTTCAAATCAATGTTCTCCGACTCCCGAATATATGCCTCTATCTTTTCCGTATCGATGTGTATTGACATCGTACGAGCCAACTTATAGACCTCATCTGTTGTTATTAGACATCGCAGCATTTCTTATATATTTAAGAGGTTGTACACTAAAGTCATTGGAAGGATTGAGAGGTTCATACCAATGCGCAAAAATTTTCTGAAAAGCCCGTTCAATCATGCGTTGTTGCTTTGACACAATAGAGTTATAGTATTCAAAAGCATCTTCCAATATATCCCCAGAAAAACCGACCTTACCAATCCGGATACAATACCAAGGCTCCTGCCCGAAAGCCGAATAAATACGTTCAACCACACTGGCATCAGTAACGGTAAACTCCTTATCATAATTTTTAGGACTAATATCCACAAACTCCGGTTTTTCTTCATCAGATTCCAAGGTTACCTCTAAGACCTTTGTCGCATTGGTGTCTCCTTGTAATTGCACGATAGTATCAGAAAAACCAGTATCTTCATTAGTCCTATCCTCTTTTATAGGATTTCCGTTTTCATCAAAACGTACCGAAGAAGCACCTTTCTTTGTAATTATCATCCCGGAAGGCATGAAGTTACAACGCACATTACGATACTTCACATTGGCTAATCCCTCATCCGTACTCATTTCCGTAATCACACGGTCAGCTCTTCCGATAGGATACACGAATTTCCCTGTGTTGCTAATCCATAGTATCTGCCCCTTATAGTTTTCAATCCCTCCGGCAGCCCGAATTTGCGCATAGACCACCTCTTTACGTGGATTAAATACATCTATAAACTCTACATTTTCTGGTATTACCTTTATGGCTTTTCCCTGACGGGTTTTCTTTCCTGTCCAATCCGGATGAACTGCGATTTTTGCGATATATCCGGATTCATCCTCCTCCAACAAACGGCAATTTTCAAAGGGGATGTGCTGTACTTCCACTATATCTGCGAACATATTATAATTAACATGTATCGCCATCCCATCGTAATCAGCAACATCCTTGCAGACGAAAGCATGGATGTCATCTGCCGTATCTCCACGGCGGTTAACCACATATTCAGAAAAAGCAACCTCACGAAACCCATTTCCCTCTATGAAATTGGCATAACGTTCTGCACATTCACTACCCGTTGAACTCGCAGCGATGATATTTCTTAGATGTTGGGGATATAAATTATCATCACCGTAGCTTTGGATGCCAAGATTACGTAAATAGCCCGTGTCAACACGCCTATTACTCTTCTTCTTTAATTCATTTACATTCATCGTTCCGTGAGGTTGTTCTTTATTTCACCGTTTCTACGGCTTCTATAGTCTGCTTAGAGTCAACTACAGATTGAGCCTCTTTAATATGAGCATCCAATACTTTAGCTGTAACTTTCTTCCCGTTCAGTTTATAAGTCTTGAACGCATCTCTCACAATCTCAGAAGTAGCACCTTCCACTTCAAAGGCTTTCACCAATTCTGAAACCAAAGTTTCATCCAATGGTAAAGCAGGACTCATCCGTCTTTCAACCCTTTTCTCCCAATCGGAAGGCGTTGAAGCAAAAAAGACTATCCCTTTAGGATTTTCCGCAAGATACCTTTCTGCCGCTTCGTCAGTAAGATTGTTGTTGGTGTACATTTCACTACTTCCAAAGCCTACTTGGAGCAATACACCATTTTTCAATGCATAACTTGATTTTTCTTTCATTTTTCCATATCTTTTTAAGTACGAATACATTTCAATCACAGCGTCACGATAGCAATCACCACATGAGGTCTTGGTAAATGTCCTACCAAGAACTTCATGAAACATCAGTTCAATGTCTGATTTATCAGAAGAAGAAAGGGAGACCTTATCCCCCAATCTCTTCAACTTATCAACCATCTCCAAGACAAGCATATTCCCTCCTATGCTGCCGGTTCAGCCGTCAAAGTGTTGACAGCTGTCTTAGTTGCTTCATAACTCGTCTTGAACAAAAATAATGCAGATTTAGGCGTTTTCTGCTCTTCCAAGGTAACAGCCCATCCACCTTCAGTATCCTCGCTATACTTATCGTTGTCGATAGCTGTAGCTGTAAGCCCTTGGTAGTAACCATACACCTGAAAAGCGGCATCACCAGGGTTTCCTTCTTTCTGTAAACCCTTATATTTATTCTCCAACACCACAACATAGGTACCGTTAGCCAATCCGTCAATAACATCAGCGCATACATCCGGGTCGTTTGCCAATATCACAATCGCGACAGTATTGGTAAACGAACTACGATATGTGCCAGCCACTAATGAGGTCTTTGTACCCGTAAATGGATTTTTACCAGGAACAACAACCTTATAAGCCTTCTTCCCGGTTTTCATAGCCAGCGTTTCAATCACATTCTTTTTTGTAGAATTGAATACTGTGGCTGCAAAGTCCACATCCGCACGATTCATTATTACCCCTTCCTGCTCCAATCCTTGTACTACTGGATCATCACACGACGGAACAATATCTTTCTTTAAAATATCATCACATACTCCCATAGAATACCTCCTTTTGTCAATATGCTACTTGCACCAAGTTGTCCTCGCCAATCATAGAACCGAGTTTACCAGTAGAATAGATATAATTCTTACGGGGTTTTCTTTCAAACCAGATATCAAGGTCAGATATCGGGTTATCGCCTTCACAACCGTACATTAAATTGTCCGGAGAACATAGAACCGCACGGTGAGGAAGGTTCAGTTTCGTTTTATCGTTCTGATACGCTTGAATAAATCTATCCCAAATAGAACATTTTACGACCGTAACGCCGTCATACTCTCCTACTTCAAGGCCGTCAAAAATGACCGACCAAGGCATAATAACCTTATATTTCTCCCTCACATCACGTGACAAAGAATCACATAATGATTTTGTAGCAAAAATTGCATGTCCGGACTTCTGGAAAATACGGCTATCCGCATCTTCAAGCATCGTGTCAAACACAGATGTAGCAGCCCCCAATTCTTTCATCTTGGACTTCTGCAAAGCATAAGATGCTTCAGAGTTGGCTGATATAACGGTATGCTGACCGGAATTCTCTGCACATATGGCAAACAGGCGTTTAAAGAAACCGTCACATGTCTTGAACAATTCTACATTCAATCCATCCGTAATTTGACCGGAACCGTCAATATTAGCGGCATCCTTGTCTCCAAACCAAGTGAAGCGCCATAACATTTTCATCATTGCTTCCGTCAGTTTTGGAAGGACAATCCCATCCATATATTCAGTAGAAGTAAGGTCCGCAATATTGGTACCGGTCTTCAAGCAGTACTTTGCAATAGTATTCTCCAAATCCTCATAGCACATTTCCAACGGAACTTGCCAGTCGCCAATTTCCCATACTTTCTGGGCGGCAGCGATAGCCACTTTTTGATATTCAGGGTCACATCCGGCACCTGCGATACCTACATCCTCCATCTCACCGATGAAGCCAACTTTCTTGCCATTGGTCACTTTAGGCATGAACGTCATAAAACGCTCCATATCCTCATTTTGAAAGACTGTCAGTTCAATCAAGTCTTTCAAATCCTTCACCGCCTGATTGTCTGGCGTCAATTTTGAAAAATCTAAAATAGGCATACTCAATTCTCCTTTCTTTACTTTTTAGTTCTCTTCTCCCTTTCCTCTCTCAACTTTCTTTGAATAGGTGTCTCCTCTGCACTTGCTTGTGTCTCAACAGTATTCTTGAAGGATTGGGTACGCAAAGAGACTCTATAGGTTGAACAATGTTTTGCTAGCCAATTCTCACCTCCTGCCATCTTTACAGCATTCAGTATCTTATTGTCCTCAACTGTACGGGCATTGGTTTTCAATGCCGCATTTTCCTCTTCAAGTTCTTCAATGCGCGCCTTTAAAGCTTCAATCTCCTCGTCACCGTTTGCTTCTTCCGGGTCTTTGATTTCTGTAATCACTCCGTCTGTTACAATGATAGTCTTACCATCGGGCATAACATGCTCGCCATCGGGGGATGCCGCATCTCCCACCTGCGGTTCTCCTTCTTCACGTTCCACCGTCAGTGTATTACCTTCGGCATCTGTCAGTTCCATAGATACTACCGGAATGTCTTCTATCTTCTGGTAGCCACATTTCGCAAGCAGTCTGTCAATGATAGATTGCTTTACCGTTACTTGTTTCTCTTTGTTCATTTTCTCACTATTAAGTTTATAATCAGTTCCTTTTGCTGTAGTCGGTATAAGAACATCAGATATAAATCCAAGTTGTTTTGCAACCTCACCGCCAAACCATGCCTCCTTGTTCATCTGGACCTCCAAAATGGTCGATTCAACTCCTGTCCGTTCAACATATACAGCCATCATCTTATCCTTTTCCGCTTCCAGACTTGACTTGATGGATTCTATAGTTTCAAGGTCCAATAAATCATCATATCTTGCCAAATATGGTTTGTGGATGAGAAACTTTGCATGAGGATAAGCTTTTCTGCGTTCAAGTGGAGCAGAAAGCAAAATGATGGTAGCCATAGAAGCACATCGTCCAACAACGGTACAAGATATTTCCTTGCCCGACGCACGTAATGCATCATAAATAGCATACCCCTCAACCGTATCACCGCCGCACGAATGGATTTCAATGTCAATTTTAGGGTCAGCCGGGTCAAGCCATGAAAGGAAGTATTGGATATCCGGAAACGAAAGCCCCTCGTCACCGGTCAAATACCAATTTTCCATTTTATCCTTATCAGCTACAATGTCCTTGTTAATGTATAATTTAGCCATATCACATAATTGTTTGTAACAAAGGTAGAAAACATGATACGGCTTGAAGAAAATAAGAAGTCTATTCCACTGACACGCTTTGTCAGCAACTTTTTCAAAACAAAAAAAGAGCGGAATAATTCCGCCCCCCCTAAACATCCACCTTACTTGAGAACTTATCTATTATCCGATAAATTGTCCTTTCCGCAATATTATACTCATCGGATAAATATTGCATGATATAAGTCTTTTTATGTCCCTCCTTTGACAGACGGACATATTCTTGATACACGGGAATATATTTCACATCCCCGACATCAAGCGAAGCATCCCCCATCATTTGAAGAAGACTCTTATTCAATATCAATAGTTCATATGCTTTCATATACTACCAAGATTTTCAACGTACTTAACCCTATTAGCAACAGAGGTAAACTCTTCCACAGAAACCACCGGAGCAGGCGCCATCATCATACCTTTTGCAACAGCTTTGGCCAGCATGTCCTCTCCTAACGCCTGATTGGAAGAAGCTGTTACATTAATGGGAATACCTCCTCCTATCTGATTGAAAGCCGACAATAACGGAGCAAACATCGAGGTTGCAGCAGCCGTCATTACACTTTCACCGTTGGACAACATAGCAGGTATGGAATCGCTTGTACCGGAACCTGGCCCTTCAACTTTACCTCCTTGTGCAAATTTAGCACTTTTCACCGATTTCATAGCCTTTCCCATAACAGTAGTTACAGATGCCACTACAGTACCTATCGCAGCAAGCATGTCAATCCATGTTGCAGATGAGCGGGTAGCTGTTTCTACGGCTTTGGCAATGGCTACCCCTTGCGCAATAGAAACCTCCGCAATAGCCAGTATTTTCGCCAACTGAGCCATATTCTCGTTATCTCCTGCCGCTTGTTCCAACAAATCAGAAAGATTCCCTGCCAAGACAGAAAGGGATTCACCTTTATTTTGCTGCATCTCCACTTCCTTGTCAATGACCGCCTGCTTTGCATTCAAGTATTCTTGGTCTGCAGCAAGCTGCCTGGCCCGGAATTCGGCATCACTCTCCTCTCCCATCCGTCTCAAGCTGTCTTTCAGTTCAAGCTTCTGCTGTTCCTGCATACGAAGAAGCTCAAGTTCACTATCTCCATTCAATTTAGCTTCTGCCAATTCATTATCCAATCGAAGTTTGAGTGCATCAGCTTGTTTCTTTGCTGTATCATTCTCATGTTGAACGGACAAATCATAAATCTCTTTATTGTACTTCTCCGTAATAGCAAGCTTCATCTGTTCAGTAAGCTCTTTCTGACGGAGTTCTACGTCACGTTGGGCAACAAGTTGCTGCATCTTTAGTTGGTACTCCTGCTCACCTCCAGCTTTTACGGATTCAAGTTGCAGAGAGATTAGTTTCTGCCGGTTCTCCACCTCCTTCATCAGTTGTTCTTCCGATAATTGCTGTAATGCATCATTTTTTTGCTGTTCAAGTGCAATAATCTGATTATTTATAGCTCCACGTGCTTTCGTTGTAAGGTCTTGTTCCTCAATCAAGCGAACACGCAAATCTTCTATTTGACGAGAAAACTGACGTTCTATCTCAATGGATTGTTTCTCTCTACTGTCCTTAACCAGCTTAAGCATTTCATCCTCAGCCTTACGAATTTCTGAAAGTTCTTTTTCTTTTACAACTTTAGCCTTATCTACTGATTCTTTCCGCATCGCATTTATTTTATTCTGGGTTTCCTTATTACGGGTATAGCTCTCCATTTCCTTTTGAGCTACGTCCGAAAAAACTTGAGAGAATTCCTTTAAATCTTTCACTGTACTTTCTGATATACCCAATCGGCTAATAACCTCATCAGCCGTTACTGCCCCTTGTGCCATATCATCAAGCAATTTATTAGCTTCACCAGTAAGTTCTATTTGCCCAAGAAGATTTGCCAATTTCTTTCGGCCAATATCAATGCTTTCCTGCTGAAGTTTATTTTCCATATCGTATGCTTTTGTAGCCGCATCAGTACGCTCTTTCAGGCTTTTTGTAGTATCATCTGCAATGAGCTTCAATCTTTCAATCTCAGAGCGACTTGCCGCACGCTTCATATTAAGCATTGTTTCCGATTTCTCTAACTGTTGCAATGCATCATTCAGTGCCCACGCTTGTTTCGCATCATTTGAAATTTCTTTTCCAATACCGGAAAAACTATCCTTCATATCCTTTGCTGCACCAGAAAAATCACCAGAGAAGAATTTAGCAATAGCTCCACCAAACTTTGCAATCCGGTCTATAATCACATCAATAATTGCCCCAAAAGAGGACATTACATTAGAAAGAAATTCAGTACCTTTTTGCGTTTTAGCCAACCATGCGACCAATGAGCCCAACAAAACAACAATAGCCCCAATACCAGTGGAAATTAGTGCAAGTTTCAACACTTTTAAAGCTGCAGATAACAAATTACTTGTTATAGCCGCTGTTTTTTGAGCACCAGAGAACATATTCGCAGTGACCGTTCCTGCTTTGTACTGGACTGTTATTTTAACCAATTCATCCTTCAAACCACCAACAAATTCCTTTGTACCTCGCAAGACGCTAACGCCACTGCGCAATATGGAAACAAAAGGTACTTGGGCTTCTGTAGCCTGAAGTATCGCATCTTTATAATTACCCACATTCCGATAAAAGCGCTGCGTTTCTTCTTCCGCACCTTTCAGTTCATCGGTAATGGCATTTATCTTATCTTGCAGCTCTTTGCCTTCGCCCCCCTCACGCTCTACACGACTTAATCTGTCATAAGCAGCGGTAAGATTGGAAAGCTCAGCCCGCAACCTAACAAGGCTTCCTTCCATCTCTGTCTGCTCTTTACGTTCATTTTGAATTTGTTTATTCAGTACACGGATGGATTCGGTGTATTCTTTGGCGGCTATCTTTGTTTCTGCCATCATTAAGTTGTATTTTTCCCTCTCTATCCGCCCTTTACTCACATCCTCCTTCAACTGCTTTTCCCTTGCTTTTAATTTATCAAGTTCAGTACTGTATTCAGCTATCTTAGTAATGGCTTTATCATACCTCACTTTAATCTCTAATATTTTCTCTTCCGCATTTCCCATAACTACACCTCCAATTGTAACAATTTACATTCACATATTCCCGTATCTTCTGCCTTAATGGAAATAATGGCATAATATCTACCATATTGGGCCAAATAAATTGGAACAGTCATATCTAAGTCTCTCAACTCAATATCATTTATTTCTATCTTTTCTGTAATAACAATAGGCCTTCGTATGATAGATTGGTATGTTTGGTAATACATAGAAAGGAGTGTATTCCAATCAAGACCAGTAAATACCCCTTTCACACCATTATAAGCCAATAATCTTGGCTCAACTGAATTGTATTCCAAATTACCTTCCTCATCATATGAATATATTGGTATCTTGGCTACATCCGAGAATTGGTCACTAGCAGCAAACGGCAATTCAACAACATCTCTTTCACTTTCTATCGTTTCGTTTTCTACAAACAAATACCCATCATATTTCCCCACTACCGTATCATCCTCCTTCCATCTATAAAAATTCTTTTGAGAAAAATCATCAAGAGAATAGGCAATCGCATTAGGTTTATTATCTTTATATGTAGCAACCAGCCTACGGGTCCAATCCAACGCTTTCGCCTTATTAGACATAATTGTATCAAATGATACAAACACAAGGCCGTTACTTTCTGTGAACAAAGGGAAAGTACCTATGATTGCCGATATAGCTTTAATAAAATCAGACTGCTTTATATCTGGCAGATTAGGTATTATCCAATATCTACCACCCAATAATATTTCTTGCTCTATATTCGTTATCTTCAACGTGCCGCTAATAGAAACGACATCAGATGGCTTGCCTATATTCTGCAAAGCAAATTTCAGATGAGGAATAGAAGAATGTAGAGTAGAAAGCATCTCTGTTTGCCTATTCTCAAATTGAAACAAGACCTCATATACACCGTCACTTATAAAATTTACATTCAGTAATGGAATTGTAAGTACAGTACTTGTATCCAGTTCGCTACCGACTTCATTGAAGTTGTAATTATAAACTTCCAATGTAGCAGATAATGGAGCCACATTTGTATTTACTTTAACTTTAAAATTACCCGATATCTTAGGTACAGCATTTATGACTTTAGACCTATAGCCATTGTAATATCCTCCACTCACTCCGTTTCCTATTACTGCAAGGTTTCCATAAAACGAACCAACATTTCCCATATCGTTGAAGTATATGTTTGTCTTGCCAGCCCTATCCTCTGCAACGCCCTTTAAATCAATGGTTATAGCTTCGATTTCTGCATACTCTTCGCTTGGATTTTTTTCCAATAATGGAACAAACATGTTTTCCAATAAAGCCTCTTTGTCTTTTGGAAAAATAAAAGATATGCCGTTATCCTCTTCTATGTATTCCATGATTTGTTTTACAGACTGAACAGGATGATACCACACCATTGAATCTCCATTTCTGAAACCATAGTCAACCTTTGGATATACACGATCATTTTCTCCCCAATCTTTCCATTCAATATATTTCGGATAATATATACCTCCCACATATTCACCAGCATCCATATCTCTCAGGCTTTTTCCACTTTCAAGCATTGATGATAGTGCTGTTATATTTCCCCACGTCATGGCAATCTCAATCTTATCAGATATAGATATAAGTACAGCCTTAGCAGTTGGAATAACCTCTACCCCATTACGAAAATATCTTGCATCATGATATTTCCGAGGATAACCGGAGTCTGCAGATGGAAGCTCAGCATGCGATATGATACGTTGATTCCTTATTGTCTTAGGTAATTTGATTGTATAACTATTATTGCTCACAATTTTACTCAAGTCTGTAAAAATATTGCTCTTGAAATTAAGTGTAATCTTGGTATTATCGTCCAAGTCTACCAACTTACCATCAATAAATAGCATGTCATTTCTCATAAGCTTTGTACTCTTGTTTCTGGTAATATGATTGTTGCTACGAAATCCTGCAATACGGCTCTTGTCTTATTGAAGTTACCAACAGATACATTCACCGCCTTCCAGCTATCAACTCCATTCACATTTTTACCTGCATACATATCAACGATGGGTGACAACGCGAGTTGAAACAAGAAGTCAAACGTTTCAGAGTCCACTAAAGGAGCACACACCAACAATGTATTCTCTTCTGTTTTTCTCTGCTTACGTCCTGAACCTCCATGATAGCCATTAACATAGTTATAGTCTTGCATATTATTACGAATAAATTCACCATCATTGGCAATTTGTTTACTCTCATCACCACGTTTAAACAACCAATAGCAATAAAAGCCATGACGATTTATCCAACGTAAATAAATTCCATCCGTGCATTCATCAACTAAAAGCCTCACGTTTACAGCCATATTCGTCAATGCATGAAAAGTAAAATCAAATGTATTGTCGAACACGTTTGCCCCCACACTCGTTCCCGGCAATTTCAATACGACCTCATTGTTTGCATCAATTCCATTCAAAGTAATATTATACACCTTTCTTTCAGACAATGTAATAGCTGGTAAAGAAATGCTGTCAGCGGTCACACTCACATTAGCATTACCGGCCGTATACATTCCTACCGTAAACGGAAGGTTTTTAAACCACGTCAATATACGATTTCCATTATACCGTTCACCCACCTTCATTGCCCCCCAAATGATGAACGTATTGAATTGAAAACTTTCAGACATTGAACTGTCCGAATAAAAGTCAATATCTACAGAGAACACACGTCCTACCCCGCTATCTTTCGGAATCGTCTGTGAATAATCAATTTTCCCAAATTCTACAGTGTCAAATGTAGACTGCATGTAAAACGACACATCAAAAAAGCATGCATTATTAAACAGAGCCCTCTTCTCCTTGTATGAAATTTCAGAAACGATATCAGTCACCGTCACCTCCACGTAATCCCAAGCATGCCCGTAAATGTTTATCACTACCGGATTAAAACAGAAAGATATTTCATCCGGATATTCTATGGTTGTTTCCCCTATCTTATGAGTTCTCATTACTATGTAGATTTATATGTGTCACATCATCAACGAGTATATCAAACACACGGTCCATAATGTCCCGTATTGTTTGCTCCACGTCCGTTGTATATATATCCTCGTACGTACCAGAGCGATAAAGTGATGTGCCCTCTGTTGCTATCTTCCGGGCCACAAGGTATGCAAATGACCTTGGTCTCTCCACTTGGATACCCTTGTCTATCATCCATTGCTGAATAATCTTATAGAATCCTTTCGGTACTTTCCCCGAGGCACGTCCCACCTCCAGAACTCCGAACGCTTGACGACCATAAAGAGTACCATGATTATCATCCACGACAACGTGCAGGCTCTTGATAGTTTTGCCACTTGCACGCTGCCCAGCCCGTATATGATTTTCTATGATGCGCTGCCGAAGATTATCCAACTCCTCACACAATATCGCCTTTACCTCTTTCCTCCTATCTTCCATAACTAGCACATGGGCGCTCCTTGAACCTCTTTCAATTTCAATTCTATTACTATTCCAGTAACATTTACATCCAGCTTATCATAGAAAACGGAATAAGGGACCTCATCGCTTACCCACTCAAACAGCCCGCTCCTATTCAACTCACGGATAAATTGAACTGCATACCCTTTGCACCTCTCAATAACCTCATCATTCTCCACCCCGTCAAAATCAAACGCCGTCTTGTCTACAAAAGCAATCATGCAATTTGGGCAATCTCTTAACTGAGTCCTTGATATGACGAACTTCCCAGATGCAGGAAGCAGATTTATAATGGCCGGCAATGGCATCTTATCCAGCCGAACGTTGGCGGTCACCCAGTTATCAAATAAATAGGTAACTCCTTCCAGCTTCTCTGCGATAGAAGCGATTTTCCTTTCTACACTTATATTCATTGCTTATTCTGATATATTTCTCGTAATCGACGTTCATAACGTATTTTCTCCGCGTCCATATCAAGACACTTGTACACTCTTACCCATAGAACACTCTCTACCTGCTCATGGTCAGTTATCCCCATACGGGTAGCATAGTAATCTACCAAGCCAAACAACCCGAACGAAAGCTTATCCACTCCGGCACGTCTTTCTTCCGGAGTCGGTGCCACGCTTGTAGTTTCAAAGAGCTTGGTAATACGTTCAACTTCCCTAGTTACCCATGTGGAGAATCCCAAAATATCCGCTGCTTCATACTTCTCTATCTTATCAATAGGCAAACCGAGGACAACACGACATGGAACCATTATACAGTCTATTACATTGCGTACGGATTGCAGTTCCATCAACTGACCTATGGTGAGGTCGTTCAGAGTCTCCGGAACTCTGACACCTGCGACAAAGTCCGGTTTAGGCAACTTTCCTATCTGCTCCAACAATTCAGCAGCATTGCTCGCCACGTCACTCAATATCAAAAACTCTTTTACTGTCATATCTGTCCTAATTTTGCTTTTGGTCTTTTAGGTATCGGTTTTATACGAAAAAGCATTGCCATTATCAACATGTCGAGGTAATCCGGAGAATGCCCGAGTATATCTTTCATATTCTCCTTGCTGATTATCCCTTTCTTCCGGGTATCGGCATCTATATGGTCTTGCTTCAAGACGGACAATTCTTCCATTATGCGCTCTCTTTGCGCTTCCGTACATATAATTCTTATCTGCCGATTATTTATTAGCTCTGCAAGCTTAAATGCACATTCAGATTTCAGGTTGTCGTACTCTGGATTAATTGGTCGGGTACCACCATGAAATTCTTTGATACCATTCAAATAACTTTCAAGGTAGCTTCCAAGTCCATCACTATCAACTATCATCATGCTACGTGGAATCTTCCACTGTATCATCATGTTTTTAAGGTCCGTCTCAATAGATTTACCCGTGCTATATTCCTGGTCTAACCGGATATAACACACATTACCCACCCAGTGCCCCCCGACAAAACGGTCGCGTCCTTTCATGGCAAGGTCAGCTGCTCCCGTCGATAATCCTATCGGTTTTACGTGCTCATTTGCGAATAGGTCACAAATGGCATCATAATCACAGAGTGCTGTCGGGTCGTTGTCATACTCCCAATTACCATAGTACAAGCGCTCCTTTGTCACTTTGTCCCTGGTATTGCGGAGCGTATCTATGTAGTCCTCGGTAGCGTAGGGATTATCCTGCACCAATGCTTGAATAAAAGCGTATGGGGCTTCCAGCTTGCCTTCTTTCCACGGTTTGTAGAACTCACGATAAAGCCAGTTCTTCTTTGGATTGCAAGTGATAAGTATCTTCCCGGATATTCCATACACATCATTCAAGTGCCGTCCTATACGCGTCTTCAAAACCTCAAATGCGAGGTAGTGAACCTGCCCGGCTTCTTCAATCCACCCTCCAGTAAACTCCTTGGAGCCCAATCGCTCATACATCGGGTCTTTGACGGGATAATATGTCAAGTCAAGAAAGATGATTTCCGACCCATTCCCTAAAAGTATACCGTCATTGGTCTGCTTGTAGTCAGTGAATCGATGCCACTTTGCCACCTTGTCGAAAGTGACAGAGATAGACTCACGGCTATCTTTCAAATTATTTCGGCCAGCGAACCATCGAGTGCCCGGGAGATAGTAAGCACATTGCATAAGCCATTCACACCCAAGCCATGACTTTCCACCTCCACCAGCTCCACCATAACACAGAAATTTCGTAACATCGTCACGAAGGTAGTTATAGGCTAACCTCTGCTTTATATTGACCTTATATCCCATTACTTGACTTTCTCCGCATCTTCTGTATATGGTAGAAAATTAAATCCTTTGAACTCTTTTCCTGCATTCGTATGGTCCACTTCCTGCTTGTCAGCAAGCCCTAACTTTCGGGCAATGATATTCGCATTGAAAGCTCCAACGCACGCTCCTTCAAACTGCTGCGTCTCGATGGTTTCCTCCACGCGTGCGATGACCTCCAAAAAATCTTCATCATTCTTATTTCTACATTCTGTACGAAAGGTGCTCCACCATTTGGATGAAGCGCCTACATAAATACAGAATCCGGTTAGGGAATACGGACGAGAAGTCGGGGAAACTTCTTGTTGTACTTGTTGCTCATTGACTGTCTCCACCTTCTTCCCTTTCTTCCTTCTTACCGGAACTGTCTTTTGAATGGCCTTTTTAGATAACCATGGGTTTTCATCGCACCATTGGAAATACTCACATGCCGCCTCCCATAAGAGTTCTGGCGTGGAAAAGAGCTTATCCCTTCCGTGCTTACTTCTTAACATCCAAAATTTATTTCCAGTTGGTGCCGCCATCTTATTTTTTCTTGAATCGTTCGTCTAATATCTTAGGAACAGTGTTATTCCAATTAATCACGTGGTGCAATCTTTTCGTTTCCTCGCTATGGCCCATCACGCCCACCTTCACAGAGGATGGCATCATCATAACCGTATAAAAGCTCTTGACATACGTCCCTTGACTCATGTATATATCCGTCATACCTCCTTTATTCTTCTGTGTCTGCTTCTGGTTTAGCGCCACTTGTGGAACCTGCAGAAGCAGACATCCCCTGCTCCCAAGTGTGGTATAGGTGTTCACATCTTCATTAATGCGACCAACGAATTGGAACGGTCTATCTACGGAACAGATGAAAGAATTCATCGCTTTTCGTTTCATCTTCTCGCCTTTCAAAATATCGTTCTCCTTTCCTCCTACAAAATCGCCTCTCTGAGCCATAGCCAAAGTGAGAGCCGGAATACTTTCATAAAAACGTAGCATAGCTTCAAATACCACGTCCAATTGCTTTATTGCCCTCTGTTTGACTGTACCATCTCTGCCGTAAGTAAAAGAAAAAACATCGTAATCATCATCCAGTTCTATGAAGTATTTGTAACCAAGTTTCCTTGCTATCTGAAAGCAAGCATTGCGCGCATAAACAATAGCTCTGCGATCATCAAAATTATCCGCTTCATCAAAAGTCTTTGCAATCTTCGGTTTATCGAACATTATAACGTTTTTATATTTCGCGTAATAATCTGCGGCCGCCTTATCTTCATTGTCTATCACATAAACAATTGGTCCCGTATAGCCACACTTCCGCAAAGTCTTATCTGTGATGACGGAATCGGCACGGCCATGCGTCAGTATGAACGCTACAAAATCACTCCTCATCTTCGGTATCCTCCAGCATTATTTCATAAATATCCTCCTTGAACCGAGAATAACCGTTCTCTATCGCCTTATCAAAATCTATTATTACCAGTGCAGATGCCTCCATCAGTTCCTGGACTTCTTTATCTTGATGAGCATAGAACTCTGCTATCTGTCCGTAATCAAATACTATATGCCTCAATGCTGCTATCCGAAGAAATTCCTTCACACAGTCCGGGACATCTGAATCGTCTATTGCCGAAAGCAGTTCTTCATATTTACTTTTGTCATAGAGAGAATCTATTTCCGGGCATACAGGGCTTTTAGGCTCATACACCGGAGCTTCAATCTTTTTCGTGTATTTATTCCGGGCATCACTTTCACTATCTACCAGACTATCATAGTCAAAATCAAAGTTTAATCCCCAATCCATCAAAGACTCTGCATTCCACTCCTTCAATAGTTTTTCGTCCCATGTACCATTATTCACGTTATCACGGATAATAATCTCCCGTTCTCGTTCTTCTGTCAACCCATGAAGCAGAACCGTCGGCACGTCAGAAAGTCCTAGTTCCACACTGGCATCATACCGTTGGTTTCCGGCTATAATCACCAGTTCCCCAGTCCGGTCAGAGAGTATGATGGGACGTGCCTCGAAGTAGTCCGGATTACTATGAATAGACTCTTTGAGTATCCGCATCTGCTCCTCTGATATGGTTCTGGGATTGTTACCCAGTTTTTTAAGGTCTTCTATTTTTCTATAAATTATCTCCATTGGCACACTATTTTACGTTACGAAAATAAAGATACCGAATAATCCACGAACGGACTATTCGGCATCAAAGAAGTTACTGACACGATTTGGCAGAAGATTTTGCTTTAGCCAGCAATACCTTAAATAAATCCCAACCTTCAATTTAACAATTACACCGTTAATGGTTAACAAGTACATTTACCAGCTAAACCATGTTATAAGATGGCTGAACAAAGGCTCATAATTTGCATAACTTCCACAAAACCTTACCTTTGCAATGTGTTTTTCATAGTATTAGATTAAGGTTAACAAAAAGATTGGCTGTCCGGGAGGATAGCCTTTTTTGCAACCATTGGCAATATCTTTTCTTTATTAATCACCTGGTCGTTCATACCGTTTCTTCAATTGTTTCAAGACTATTTCCATGCCGTTATCAAGCCCTTTCTTATACCCGGCTACATTCTCCCCTATATTGTAAACCAAACAGCCTGCAACAATAAGGACTACTCCTAAAGCTCTATGCCAATAAGGGAGTGATATGCTGAACGGCGAAAATGTCAACCGGAAATGCCCGATAAACAATACTGCGATGATGAATATCGCAATAAAGAAAATGAGGTCTGTTTTCATATCTATTCCTTATATTAAATTGGGATTATCGTAAATATTACCTGCAATCTCATATCTATGCCTAAATTTATCCGAAAAATGAAAAGTGAAATACGTTACATTTTCTTTATCAAGCGTAAAGTCGTGCAAGACGAATCTACAATCGTAAAACTCAACTATTTGCGGTCGAATTATTTCCGGTCTATTTTCCAAATGAGCATGTCCCGCCATGTCGGAATAAAAAGTGAAATTTATAATATCGCCTTCATAGATTTCTTTCCCGTCCTTATCGCACAAGCCGGTGAACTGCCCAACGGTTTCAGCCCATACGTCGTAGCAGCAGCCGTCTTCCGGAGAATATATCCTCGCCTTGTCCGTAAAGATAAGTCCGTTTTCGTCCCTTCCGGCAGTATAGAAAAAAGAGAGAAATCCATATACCCATTTCCCCGTATCAGTGCTTTTACCTCTGAATTTTATTTCACGCTTCATAATCACGTTTCCTATTCTTTAATTTGTTATACTCATCCTCAATACATTTATTGATTTTAGCGGCTTCCTCGTATCGTTCCTCCTCAATCAGCTTACTTTTCAGCCATTGAAGCTGATTCATATAAATAACATCATCACGGTCTGAAACCCTACGGGTGTATTCCCTTATCTCATTCAGCTTGTCCTCCATGCGCCTATGCCATCTGCTTACCATGATTAGGACAAATCCTAATGCAATGGCATTGAATAAAGTGATGGAGATTTTAATTATCAGTTCTACAGTTTCCATAATCATATAAGTTTTAACGCTTCTTGTATTCCGGCTTCCAGTGCTTCCTCGTAGGTATTGTAATGAATAGAAGGTCTGTTTGCCAGACCGACTAAAACATGGTTCGATACAGACATTATCTCGTAGTACCAAAACAGCTTATGTGAATAGCATATTCCAATATGCAGGTCCTTGGTTTCACGCAGCCACTTTTGGACGATGGACTGAGTAGGAAATTCTATATCAGTAAACATACCTTTCTCTTTCAGCAGCTTCGCAGTCTCTAATGTTACGAGTTCTTCGGTCATGGTTGTTTCTCCTCTTTTCTTGTTTTGATTTATAACTCTTTAAATTCCTGCTCCAGTCGGCATTTTTTTTACATAAAGTCCATCAATAATGTACTGGGTACAATATTTAGGAAGGGGGATGGCAATAATGTCACGAGTACCCCTATCGGCATCGCGATACACACAGCATTCCCTGCTGCTTTTCAGGATTGAATCAAGCAGGGAATCACACTTTTCAATCTCTTCCTTAAGGACTTTGGCCCTTTCAAACGATTCATTTTTCATAATACTTAAAAATAATAATGAGACGTACACAGAGGAGGGAAATTAATGGCTGCTGCACAACTATTAATATCTTGCCAGAAATGCTCCTCCTCTATTTTCTTTCCCGGACTGATGTTGAACGTGTAACTAAAGTCCTTATGTACATTCAAGGTCTTCCACGGATATTCCGGGAAATCTATTATTCTCGGGTCCATTCTCACTCCTCTGTTTTCAGTTCAATCTTTTCTGCCCGTCCCCACCAGGAGCGCTTGTTGTGCTCTTTAATCAAGTTTTCCAGCAGGTAGCGCTTGTATCCTTCATCAGAAGCTTTTCTGCGTTCTTCATAAACCTTTTCTTGCAGGGAATTTACTTTATTTTCCAACTTGGCTATTTCTTCGACAAGCTTCTTGACATACTCATCCTTCAAGGAATAGATAGCCCGTGTTTTCCTGGAAAAACTGAATCCTTCTTGTACATCAGTAAATTCAGCCAGCGTATTCCCGTCACCCAACGCTACGACAAGCATGGAAATACTTTCCGCGCTTATTTCATAGCGCTCTTTTATACTGAAGGAATCAGGCAGTTTCCCGTTCTTGATTTCTATTCCGTCCACGTTGAATATAAGGTCCTTGCCGTCAAAGACCACCTCTTTCTTTTTCTGTTCCATGATACTAATCTTTATTTATAACGTCATTGATGTTCCACTCTATTTGAGGAACTTGAATCTTTTGGGAGAATAGTTCCTGCAATTCCTTTACAGTAGCCTTGTGTGCTTGTGCTACGTCTGTCCCACAATACCACCGGTCATGATTGCAAAGAATAAAATCCCCTTTGTATTGGTAGCATCCGACCACTTCCCATATGTTGTCATGGTCCAATACAAACCATTGATTCTTGTCTGTATCATCCCTCAATGCAGTAATGGCAAGAAACAAAGATTCGTTGGTTCCGCAATGAATATACCCGTTACATTGTTCGGGAGAATAAGGCTCGTCAATCCCGAACATCTCGTCATTATCAGTCGCTAAAAAGGCATCGTTTATATAAGCTTCATTACCTACCTTATATCCTAATTCTCCCAGTTTCTTCCGAAGCTCCGGTGTATTTTTGAGTATAAATGCTGGCGTTGTAAATCCCATAGTTATTCTCCTTTCAGTTTCTTAAAAAAATTCATCGGCGACACTAAGGAACCCGACGAAATGTCTTTGAAAATTTCACTATCATCATTCACTCCTAATGCAAAACAATACTCCTGCGGATTAACTTTTGCCAATTCACGGAGCTTCTTTTCCCTATCTACACCTGCGTAAAGAATACCCGTATATTCCAAAGTAATAGAGCCGTGCATGTCTTTCATATCTGATAGCTTTAATATTTCCCCTCTTTCCATTATTCAATCTCCTTTCCAACATATCCTTTTTCAATACACCAGCACAGCATCTCGTAGGCTGCGTCAATAAGTTTTTCTGAACTAAAACTTGCACATTCATGTTCTGCATTTATACGAGCATATTTAATCTTCCATTCATTCTTTTGCCTATCCATAACTTCTAATGTAAGCCAATAAACCTCGTCAATTATTGGGGGAAGCTTATCAAGAATATCCTGCAAAGTGTAAGCAGGGTATTCATGTTTCATGTTCGGCTGACTTACAAAAAGGCAAGGTTCTTCCTCTATTTCATCAGTTCCATTGATAATAGCATCGGCAGTAGGTAAATACTGCCAGTGCATACTTGCATCACCCGTATCTAATCCAAGCTCCTGCAAGTGCTTCATCTGTTCGACTGATAATACTTGTTTCATTTCTTTTCCTCCTCCGTTTTAATCTCTGTTACTTTACCACGACTGACAAATATATCTCCACCCAGCATATAGCACATTAATATTGATTGATGACAAATACTATAAAGAGAGCAATCATCACAATAAGCCTCTGAATTAGTATTCACCAGTTCATGCAGCACCCCATCTATTATTATTCCGTTCTTTACTTCCATAATCAAATACAATATTGAACAATTTTATTTTTCTTGCAAAATCTGATTGAATACCTCACTGCCTTCCGTATGTCTTCATACTCCTTTATACTGTACACGTTGTATGTACGGAGTTTTCGCATAATTTCTTCTTCCATGAAAGGAAGAACTTCTTTCTCAAACTTGCTCATTTCCTATGTGTTTTACGGTTCTTGTTCGTTCAACATGATTTCATCTCCTTTTCTTTTAAGGCTTATATCAATTGACAACCTATCGGCAATTTCTTCCTTAATCACCTCCTTGCATAAATTCCTCAACATAGAGTAATCACCATGCCTTTGTATTTCGTCAGAAACCATACAACGAACCCACCTCTCTATATCAACGTCGTTTCCGTAGGTATTATGGAAGATACGTTTAACTTCCTCTTTCACAATTGGAATCATAATTTCCTTTATATCCTCTTTAGTCAACTTTAATTCGTTGTGGATATAATTCTTTACTTCTCTGTATCTATATTTACTCATAGCATCTAAATCTCTACTTTTGTATAATTACTAAATTTACAATAAAGATATTCACTTGAAAACCATCCTCCTAAATGGCTTTTATCATTGACATATTTACAATAGGTTTCCCATTTGTCCTTATGTACAATTTCATACATTACACCTTTGTACATGAACAAATCTCCTTCTTGCAAATTTGAAATCTTAACCGTTTTCATATCAATCACCGTTTAAAACATACAACAACTCTCTTGCTTTCCTATAGGTATCAAAGCCCTTTACATTCACCCATTCAGACGAAAGACGTTTGTCTTTTCTGACTTGTACGCAATACACGACTATCGGAATACATCCGCTATACCTTATTTCTTTCACAATCCTATATCTTTCCATGTCAAATACAATTTCTCATAAAAGTTTCCCTGTCAATCATACCGTTTTCCGATTCTTCTACCAAATCAAAAAACGTTACAGCACGACAAACATTTTCGTCTATCATTATACATACTCCATCACCGGGATAATATTCACACGAAACATTATCGTTCCAATCTATATGTTTTTGTGCTTCTTTGGCTATATCGTAACAATCAAGAATGTACCCTTGATATTTAATAGAAGCTTTCCTTATTTTGTAAAATACATTACCTTTCATTTCTTTGTCTCCTTCTTTATCTTTTCATAGCACTCTTTACAAAAAACAAACACCTTTCCGTTATTGATTTTAACTTTAAAACCATCTCTCCTTAAATCAGTGCAAGTAGGTTTTAATTCTGCATAGTGATTTAAACCATTTCCGCACAAATCACACGAAACTTCATACCGTTTCTTTATCATTTTCAATCTCCTTTCTCCTTAATCCGTTCCAGTACATCCTTGTTGGCTTCTAGTATCTCGTCGAATGAGGGGATAGGTCTCCAATGAGTAACATATCCAGTCTTGATGTAGGGATATATCCATTTATTCACTTCTCGCATTGCCATTTCATCAATACTACCATCAGCATATTTCACTTGACACATGCCTTTTGCTTGTTTGTTTGGTATTGCATCCTCTACGCTTATCCACGGTGATTGCTTTGCCTGCCATTCGACACCTTTTCTGAACATGTTTAGCATTGCTTGTTGCTGATATGCAAACTCACCTTTAACCACTATTGCATAGCTTGACATAAGCTCTTGCCGTGCAGCTTCTTCTACCGTCTGTTTCATAATCATTACTCTTCAGTTGATATTAAATCATCCAAATACGCCCATTCATCAATGGCATCTTTGGAACACTCGTAATCATCACATTCTTCATCGTCCCAGCATTGCTCTGTTACGTTCCAATAGCGGACACCGTAACCAGTTCCAGTGCTTAACTTTCCATACACAAGGCATGGTATCTGCGGATAATGTTCATTTTCGTATTCTCCATGAGCTTGTGGCACTTCATCTTTAGTCTTATGCCATACGCTATTGATGCGCCAGTTCGCACCGACAATAAATCCGGACTTATAAATATTCTGCCCGACGATATTATATCCTTCAGCTCCTTGTTTGGCTGCTTCTTCTACTGTCTGTTTCATATATTTCTTATTGTGAGCAAGAACCACCGGTTTCCGCTCGTGTTAATACTTCATGTGCAGAAATGGCTTCTTTTTGCACATGTTAATCTCAATTCATTTTCCTTTTTCTATTCCGCTCGCTCTGTACCTCTGCCATACACATCTTGCACCATGACGCTTTCAGATGGTATTCCTTACCGTTACGACGGGCTGTCCTATCGAAGAACCTGGATAACGGAAGTGCTCTACCGCAACGGGTGCACAGTTTACGCTCCACTCCGTCAACCACCACCCGGTTACGGGGTTTCCTCCTCACAATCTCACATGGTCCGCATTCGGACGCACCGTACCTCCTGCAATATGCAAGTGAGTGCTTGCCGCACTTGGCGAAGGAGGTGCAATCCGAACGGGGAACTATCTGGTGAATGTTCATACGGCATCATTCATTAAGTCGAACAATGTGGGTGCACTGACCTCCATCTCTGCCTCATACAGATATGAAAGACTATCTTTCCAGTAGTCGTAATTGAGTTCGGTTGACAGACCTTTCCTCCCCAGATTGATAGCGCAATAGGGAACGGTGCCGATACCTCCGAACGGGTCAAACACCAGTTCACCCCTGTTTGAATACCGTTCAATCAATCTTTCGACAATATCCAACTGAAGGGGACAAATATGATTCTGCCGTTTCTTCTGCGACTGCTTAGTATTCAGCGTGCGCATCCGGGTGACATCATCCCATATCCAAGGCTTCTTGCTTACCGGGTCAACGGCCATGAATGTCTTTGGCAGTTTTCCGTATGCCTCCAGCTCTTCGGCGAATGATACGTGTTCCTCATAATCATAGACGTGCCCACGCTCGTAGTTCCTGAATAGGTGGCGTATCTTGTCAATGCCGGCCCCTTTCATGTCCTCGTAACTCAATAGAGAGTTACCCGAAGATTTCCAACTTGCATGAGCGTCTATCTGCCAACGGGCCAACGAATATTCGCTTTTGTTCTTGGTCACCGGCAAATCAGCATAAGCCCGTGAGGTGTCAGAAGGAAGCTTGCGGAAAAGAAGGACATATTCAGGACAACCGATACCCATCTTTGAACCGTCCTTGCACATCTCCGTATATCCAAGCCGATAAGTCTGGTTGTTCTCCCTTACCACATCCGTATCCACCGTGATGCGCCCCATGTAGCGGAAACCGTGTTTCATGTAGTGGAATACAGTCATTTCACTGAACGGGTCAATGGTAGGCATACCGTCACCAGTAGCGTTGCCGAACAAAACACGGTCTTTCACATGGATGCAAGCTAACCTACCGGGTTTAAGAATACGCATAAGCTCCGGTGTAAGATAATCCATCTGCTCGAAGAACTTGCCGTTGTCCTCATTATGCCCGAAGTCGTTATAGGTCGGAGTGTACTCATAGTGGTTGGAGAACGGGATGCTGGTTACAATCAAGTCCACCGAATTACTTTCCATAGTCTGGCATTCAAGAACATTGTCATTATTGATTGCCCTCCACAGTTTACCGGACTTTTCTTCCCTGCTAGCAAACATCCACCGCATCATCTTTTCCTCTGCCTGCAAGCCGAACAAACCGTTCTCGCGGACTATATCGGTCATCTTGGCTACCATCTCGCGGTGTTGCGCCCACTTCTGCATGAAGCTCTTGTATATCTCTCCCTCACTTTCCGCATAGACCAGATAAAGGTCAACCGGATGCTGCTGCATGAAACGGTAGATACGGGCTATCGCCTGGAACTTGTCGTTAAAACGGTAGTCGATGAACATGATTGCCTTATGGCAGTGGTACTGGAAGTTCAAACCTTCACCAAGCATCTCCGGTTTGGCGGCCAGATATTTCAGACGGCCGTCCTTAAAGTCCGCTATCACTTCGTCGGCTTCCTCATCATCCTGCGAGCCGTACACAGCCTTACATCCGGGTATGGCATCACACAAAGCCTTCCGTTCATTCTCCAGGTCATGCCATAAAAGGAAATGGTCGTCTTTGTTTTCAGGACGGTTAATGATTTCCACCACACGGACAATCTTTTCCTGCATGTTGTCCCGACGTTCTTTCGCTGCGTCGGCAAGTCCGAGAGCTGCCTCACGGAACATCTTCACTTGTCCGTCACGGTCGGTTCCGGCTGTGGAGTTGTCAACACTAACCACTTCTTCATGTACACGCAGTTCCGGCAATTCATATCCGGTATCGGGATAACCAAGGTCGGACGGTTTGGTGAGGAACAACGCCCATGTACTTACCCACAACCAGAACTCCTTCTCCTTGTGCGGATAAAGGGTAAGGTTATTCGCCTTCGTGCTGTCACGCTGAAAGAAACGGGTAAGTGCCTGCCCGGTATCCATCACACCGAGATAACCGGCATAATGTATCAGTTCCTTATATCTGTTGGGCGATGGCGTGGCGGTGGCGACAAAGCGGTAGGGAACATTCGCAAACAAGGGAAGGAACTCCTGATAGGTCTTGGTACCGAAACCACGTAATACGCTCGCTTCATCCAATGATGTTGCGGTGAAGTAGGAAGGTTCTATTCTTACACCATCTTCACCGTCGCGCACACGCTCGTAGTTCGTAACCATGATGTCAGTCGGGCATATCATCACATCAGCCATAGTTCGTACATAGGTCACTTTCATGTGCAGATGTTGTTCCGCTTGTGTAAGGAACTCAACCACTACACGTTTGGGACAAACTATCAGCCCTTTGCCGCCTTTGTGTTTCAGGACTACCCGAAGTATCTCCAACTGAGTAACGGTTTTCTGCATACCGAAACTGGAGAATATCGCACGGCAACCGCCAGACACCGCCCAGCGGACTGTATCTTTCACATGGGGATATAACGACGGTGTCAGTTCATCCGGATTGACCTCGAACCCGGTCTGACAGCTGATGGCCATCTTGTCTTTTAAAAATTCTATATATTCTTTCATTAAGCTACTTCTTTTAATTTCTTCAATCTTAAATCTCTAAGTTTTGCACAAAGTGCTTCGGCATTCTTCTTTGCCTGTGTAACCTCTACCGCATTTCCGATAAACTTCTTCTGGTCAGCTTGTGTACCAACTAACACATAATCTTCCGGAAAGCCCATGATACGTTTTAGTTCAGGAATGCGAAGCATCCGCATTTTAATATCCACTATGCCATACAGTGACATGAACTCCTTTATCTTCACGGTCATAGGACTATCATTGTCGTAGATTTCAATCGCTATCTGACCGCTTTCTGTTGCTACCAGATAGGGCGGCATCTTATCCATTCGTGCTATCAGGGTGAAGCAGGGGTTATCAACGGAGCTGCCAGCACTGTTGAACTGTGGATTCATCAGATAATGCCATTTCCGGTTTGCGGTTATTGTCTGTGCCGGTTCCTCTATGTTGCTACCAATATTTGAGAAAGAAGTATTCATAATCCAAGGCTTGCATGTTATAAGTTTTTGCTTGGGATTGGTTAAAATTGCCGGACAAATATTATCAATACTTGTATGTTGTCCTCCACCGGAATACTCATTGGCGATAAACCTTGGAGTTACTAATGATAATCTGTCTTTTGTTGTAACTGTCGCAGACGGCTCGTTTACCGAACGATTAAAGCCGTTCCCATAGTGCGCTGATACGAAGGCATGATGGTCCCTGCATGTGATTGTTCCGGCAGGCTCTTCCACTGATACATTCTTGCTTTCGGGATGTCCGCTGAATTGTTTGGAAAGAAAGCAAACTTGCGCTACTCCAAGTCTGTTTTGTGTTGTTACCACCGGACATGGTTCGTCAATCCCAGGAGCGTTATATTTCCCCGTACGGTTCATAGAATTATACTTCACGAGGAAGGCATCCTTTCCTCCGGCTACAAACTTGATAAGTCCGTTATAGATACGCTCAAGCGTTTTCTCTGCAAGAGGCTTTTCCCTGAAGATGGTAGTTCCTTCATCAGAGAAATCAAGTACATCCTTTACCGGCTTCCACTTCTCCAGCCGCGAAAACATATCTTGCCTACCACCCTTACAGTGGGTCGGTTCAGGGAATACTATCGGCAAACTCTTTTTAGCAAAGATGCCGAAGAAGCGTTTTCTTGTGGTATAGGCGCCGAAGTCGGCAGCATTCAGGATACGGTGTTCAAAGTTGTAACCATATTTTTTCACGTTGCGTACCCACTTCTGATAAAGTCTTCCTTTATCCATGCTGATAGGTTTCCCATTCTCATCCATATCTCCCCATGACATAAACTCTTCTACATTTTCAATCTGAATGTAGTCAGGGGCTATAACATCAATATAACGGAAGAGATGTTCTGCCAGCGTCCGGCTATCAGCATCTCTCGGTTGACCGCCTTTAGCTTTCGAGAAGTTGGTACACTCCAAAGAAGCATGAAGCATTATCATCGAATCAGGATATAATTCACGGATACGTTCAACAATAGTATTTATCGGTGAAAGCTCCAGTGTACGAATATCCTCAATGAAATGAAGTGCATCAGGAATGTTGGCATCATGTGAAAGGATAGCATTCTTATCGTGATTCACACAGCAAACGACTTTTGCACATCTATTGCCATTTAAACGGGCTTCTTCCACGCCTTCCGACAAACCACCGGCCCCACAGAATAGGTCTATGACAAATAATTCAATGTCGGACAACCCTTCTAAGCTGCATAATATCTCTTTCAATGATTTCATAACTCAATCAATCTCCTTCGGTTTCCAGTCATTAGGAACTTTTGCCCATTCTCTGAAGCTACCATTGGCTACGGCGGCGTCAATTAGTTGTTTTCTTGGTTTCATAATCGTGTGTCTTTTTTCATCAGTTACAAGTAAGTCCTTAAACAATAGTCTGCTATCCAGTAGCAGACAAAATAAAAAGCGGCATATACTGCCAGGATTGACAGAATAGTCGCTATCAGTTTGGTCTCTTTCATTTCAAATTCAGTTTTGCCCGTAAGTCGTCGGGCGGTTGGTGATTCCGTTTTACCGGAGCTTGTTGTTCCTCCAAAGCTTGGTTATTGCGTCGACGAATGATAATATCCAGTTCATCTGACCGTTCCCGAAGAAATTTCCGAAATGCTTCGCCAACGGTTATCGTATCGAAATAACCATAGAACTTACCATACCTTCCCAGCTTGAACCGTGCGACAAACAATATGAACTCCGTCAGTTTGATGTAGTGATACTGGCTAACGAACAGTCCAGAGAACTCATTCAAGGCATTTTCATCGGCCCCCTCCTTCGTGGAAGAAGCAAAATCAATGGTCAGTAACTGCGTCTTTACCCACAGAGACGAGGAACCATATCCGTACATCCGTTCAAGGTCTGACAGCGTGGGAGACTTCTCGCTGTACGCTTTCTCGGTATCTGCAAGAAGCATAGACTGGAGTGATGTCGAATATACGGCAGAAGCCTTACTAAAGGTCGGGTATTTCTCCTTGATGGCTGATAGCATTACTTCCCTGCTCGATGGCTGCATATTCGTCAAGGAGGTTTCTTGCCTTTGCTGCCTTATCAGCATCCCGATTGTTTTGTCTTTGGGCTTGATTTTCTGTTTTTCCATTGTCCTGTTGTTTTTTCTCGATTATCCAAAGATTGGCCCGACTATCCCAACGTTCCACCTTGGCACCGGTAGCAGTTTTCCAACCGAGACCGGAAAAGTGATTGTAGAAAATATCCGCTTGCAGTTCCCAATCGGGAAGTTTATCACGGAAATACTCTTTCACCTCTTCGGCGGTAGGTGGAATGAACTCTACCTTGGGTTTCGGAGGTTTCTTTTTCGGAGGTTGGTCCGGTGGGAATAACTCGCCAGAATTACCCACCTGTTTTTGTTTATGTTTATGTTTTATTATCTCGGCACCAACCTCGGCACCAACCTGCGCACCAACCTCGGCACCAACCTCGGTAAATTTTACCAAGGTGTACACTACATTCGGGCTTCCATTCTTCGTTTTGAAGTCAATCAATCCTACTTGTTTTAATCTATTCCGAGCATTTGACAAAGTCTTTAGAGAGGCTATGCTAAGGTCTGCAAGAACTTTACCATTGTTACGGTTAAACGTATTCGCCCACCTACAGAGGTTGTTAGTTTCTAACAGGTAGAAATACAAAGCGGTTTCTGTGACAGTTAGCGAATATGCGTTATGTTGCAACCAGAAGTTCTTTATTAGCTCAATATAGTTCATAATAGGTAAGAATTGACTTCATTCATAAACTCAGTAAGAGAATGGCATACCACATATTTATTTCGGAATTTTTCAGCCTCTCTCTGCCATCTTATCTGCTCCTCGCTTTGTTTCCCTTTCGGTCTCTTCATTTCGATGCAAAGAGCGGAAAATCCTTTCTTAGGTACAAGCAGTATCAAATCGGAAACACCCCTTACACTTCCCTCGTACTTCATTTGTGCTCCAGTCCTGGCATCACGCTTTCCACCGTTGGGAACGGCGAACAACATAAGACTCAAAGACGGGTATTGAATCCGGAACCAAGTCAGACAGCTATGCTGTATCTGACTTTCCGATTGCGGTGTAGTCTGTCTTTTTCTCATAATTTACCTTTGAATAAGTCCATAGCCATATCTACCACATTCTCCTTAACCACATCGTCCGTTCCGGTGACACCGTTAGCTATGCCTTTCTTCCGTTGGATAACACCATACATGTATTCATCAATGGTATTCCTGCCAAGGAAATAGTAACAGTTGACGTTATTCTTCTGCCCATTACGGTGTGCCCTATCTTCTGCCTGCTCACAGTCAGAAAAAGTCCATGGGAACTCGATGAAGGCTACACGGCTGGAAGCAGTCAAGGTGAGCCCGGTACCGCCCGATTTGTAGTTAAGGATAATCAACGTACAATCCGGATTGTTCTGGAAAGCATCGACGGCCATCTGTTTCTGCGTAGCGTTATCCTCACCCGTAACCGTTACAGCTTTGGGAAACATCTTCTTCAGTTCCAACACTACTTCTTTTAGGTAGGCAAAGACAATCAGTTTCTCGCCTCCATCTATCACGTCATGGATGAATTCGGCAGCCGCCTTGATTTTCCCACGTGCAGAGATGGCTTTCAGAATGCCCATACGAACCATTACCTCGCCCCTCATGGACTTGGCTATCTTCTCATCATCCGCATTCTTGTAGACACGCAGATATTGTATGAGGTCGCTTTCCGCTTTCTCATACTCCAACCGCGTAGTGATATCCATCTCAATATACTGCCTCGTCTTGTCCGGAAGCTGGGTCAATACCTTGGCTTTTTCACGCCGGAAGAAGCAGGTATTCCAAAGGCGCCAGTTCAGTTCTTTCAGATTGGAGGCTTTCTTCGGCCCATTACAGAAACGTTCGGTGAATGTCTTATACCCTCCAAAATCCTCCAACCGTCCCATTATCTTGAGTTGCTGTATAAGGTCAGTATTATCGTTTACTACCGGTGTTCCCGTCAGTTCAAGAATGAAATCCTTGCCTTTACAAATGCCCTCAACAAACTTGCTCTGCTGGGTCTTGGTAGACTTGCACTTATGCGACTCGTCAATGATTACAGACTTGAAAAGGGTTATACGTGGGTCAAAGGTGATTGATTTCAGCGTAAACCGCGTATCATTCTTCACATCCAATACAAAGAACTTTTTCAAGCTCTCGTAGTTAGTGATGAAGATGTCACAACACTTGGTTTCAATGAAGCGCTGCCAAGTATTTTTGTTCTTGTCATCAAGGATTAGCGCTTGCTTTCCAGCAAATTTCTTGAACTCACGCTGCCAATTTATTTTAAGTGCTGCCGGACATACAACAAGGCACGGATAGGATTTTGCAATCGTCACCGTGCCTATTGCCTGCAAGGTCTTACCGAGTCCCGGCTGGTCACCGAAGATACACCGTTTATGGGCCAGAGCATAGGCTATGCCCTCCTTCTGGTAATCGTACGGTTCAAGTAGCAATCCGTGGGGAACGGTCAGCTGCGGCATCGGAGCAATGTCAAAGCTCATATCGACCTTTCTTTGCTCCGACCGTTGTACGGAACCGCAGAATCCCTGCTGTACCGCCCATTTCGCCATTGTATCAACATACCATTCATCAGCCAAGTCAACCCACCACGCCTTTTCATTGAAAAGATATGCTTTCTTTGCGTTAGCCTTGACTGATGGAATATTGTTCACGCATTTAACCAACATCGGATGATACATGAATTTCAGTTTGAAGCCGTCCGGATATTTGGTGATACAAAAAGGTGCTGCCATATCAAGCTGCCGGCTCTTTAATCTTCACTTTTTTACTTTTGTTTCTCGGCTTCACTTTCTTCCCGTCAATCGTCAGAGTAGTGCCACTCTGTTCCACCACTTGTTTAAGGAACTCATTCGCTTCCTCTTCAAATGCAGCATCTCCCACCGGGTCGGCTGCAATGTCCGTAGGAATATCCCCATCGAACGGAAGTTCCTGCTGGACTACCGCCCATTTCTTAGCGGTAAGATACTGTTCCACCTCATAATTACATGCCTCAATTGCCTGCTGCAGTTCGAATGCATGCTTATATTCCTCGTTCTCATTGTTGAACATGGTAAACGGAGCTATAAGGTTAAGCACCTTCTTACTTTTAAGAAAACGTTTTCCAACCAATACCACACCTTCATTGTCATCCGAACCGCTAACTGTGTAGCCCGTGACCTCGAATGTAGAGAAGATTTCTTCCGGCAGTTCATCTATGGAGTCCTTTCCATCAGCTTCTTTCTGCTCACAGAGGAAAGCAAGGTGAGGAATCAATTCGTTAAACGCTGCACGCAAATCCTTATGGATAAGATTCTTTCCCTCAATGGTTACATTGTCCTCATTCTCGTTCTTGAAAGAGGCAACAAGCGTGTTGTCTTTCGTGATTTTTGCTTTGGTGATATTCATTTCTACCTCCTGTCTTTATACTCGTTGATAAATTCGTTATAGTAACGGTCAGCCGGAAGAGGGAGCGTTATTCCCAGTTCGGCAGCAGCATCGGCCTGAACCTTATTTAGAAAGTCAGTCATCTGCACTGTATTGAGCTTCGATGTGCTTCCGGCAATGACCATTTCTTTTCCTCTGAAATACGAAGTCCTTCTGAGAAAGCGGTTACAATAGTAATCGTGTACATCCTGCTTGTCCGTCCCGGTCTCCTGCTCAATACAAGTAAACCACAACCACATAAGCGCATTCTGTGACAGCGTCCTTGGCTCTGTGAACCTTTCGATTTTTACACGATACCGACCATTACGAAGCTGGGAACACATGAAGTCAAAAGACTTGCTTATGTGTACCTCGCCGTTGACCTTTTCCAGAATTGCTTCTTGTGCCATTACTCTAATCCAAAGATTTTTTTATCAGAAATAATGTCTCGGTTTGCTTCCAAAAACTCTATGAAATGCTCGCAGTGTGCCGTAAGCAGCTTAATCGTCTGTTCATGGTTATAAGTGTAGTATTCCGGGTATTGCGTTCCGCTAATTAGTGGCGTCCGGCTGGTACCGCCCTTCATCTGATAGGCAGTGTACTCAAACGCTTTCACGCTTTCCATCTGACCGGAAGCAATCAGACAGTAAGGATATACATGGCGCTGCCAGCCGTGTTCATACTTGCCAAAATCATACTTAGATGTTGTCTTGATATCATATACGGTATCACGAACGAGCTCATCTATATACCCATAAAGCTCCACATCACCATAACGAGTGGGAATGACTGCGGACACAAAGACTTGGGACAATGCACCGGAGAAATACTTCGACTGCTCTATACACCAGCTACGGTCAAATAAGAAATTACGCTCTGGCGCGATATCAGTAGCAGGAAAATATACCTGAATGGTATTCGTTTCTCCATCACCGATAATGGTGTATGGCTCCCGTTCGCTTGGTATATGCTTTTTCTTGTGGATATAGCAGTCTATAACAGCATTAAAGGCCGTTCCTTTATCAGCTGCCTCACTCTCAAACGGGACACGGTTTATCGCATCAAGTAGGCTTTGCTTCAGCTCCGCTTCAATTTCTTCCGGACTTTTCTTGTATTCTCCCGTTTCATTATCGACATTCCAGAAGCTCTCTACCTGCTCATCAGCCCGCAAATATTGCTCGAATTTATCGAGCAGTGACGGGTAGAATCTGTATTTAGGCTGCTGGTTCATACCTTTTGCTGAGTTTGTTAAACTTCAAGCCAAGTCTCTTGCACTTCTCATTGAGCATCATGCCTGCCCGTACCTTGCTGTCAAAGATATGCGTCATGGTATCTAAAGCTTCCCGAACAGAATTGGCAGATTGTGTATCAGTCACTTGTTCCACTGCGTCACGGATAGCATCAAGAACCGCATCATATTCGGAAGATAGTTCCGTCTGCTTCGTCTGATACTCCTTATAAGTACTGATGATTTTCGTCATGAAATCATTCTCACCCGTTACGGTACCAGACTCATCAATGATTACGGGAATTTTGATACGTGAAGGAAGATTACAAGTATTCTTCCCGTAGAACTTCTCGCACGGGTCAAAAGAAATAGTTCTATCTTTACCGATAGCTTCCATGTAACCAACCAAATCCAACTCCTTAATCAAATCACCGGCAGATGAGCCACCAATCTCCGGACGTATCTGTTTTTCGTCGCCTACTTTCTCCTCCCGTTCATGAGCCACGAAGATAACAGACTTGCCCATGAGTGTGACTTGATTAACGAAGTTGATGAACATGTTCTTACGTACTCCATACCCCTGCAGGGAAAGGGTACCATCCGCTTTCTTCATCTTCGGATTCGCTGCCATAATCGCCTTATCCATAAAAGAAAGCATCTTTCCGGCAGTATCAATCACAATAGTGGAAAACTCCTTGATTTCTTCGGACGAAAGTACCTGGTTCGTCTCGTCCCAGCTTGTAATCTGGACGGTCGGTACACGATGGGCGGCATTGACACGGTGAATACCGCCGTCATAATCGAACAATACCGGATTGGGAGCCGATAATGCAAGAGTTGTTTTTCCCATGCCAGGTTGGCCGTAAATCAGTGCTGACAAGGTAGTCTTAACGGTCAGCTCGTTAGGTCTTTTGATAAGTCCCATAATAGAAAATATTAAAGTGGTTAATAAAAAAATAGCCAAAGGAAAGCCCCGAAGCGTATTCTCCGGGGCGCAAACGACAAATACTCCTAATCCTATCCGATTTCGCATTACCTTTCAGATAGAGTCAACGGCTAACCGATGCTGCGCGGATGATTCCCTGCGCTATCTTCGCCCTACTCTCGGACTAAAAGCGGATTTTCTCTCATAAAGGCTTGTAGAAACGGATGGATTCGAACCACCGACCGCCGCTTGTGGTGCTCTCCCATTAAGCTAAGAATCTACTTGAGAGAATCGAACTCTCAACCTTCCACCACACACGGTGCTCTATCCACTGAGCTACGTTCCCAGAATAGGTGAACTATTTTCACAAACCGTTCACCTTGAAACACAAACAAAAAATAAAACACGACAAAACTACTAAATAACCCTCTCTTGGATTGTGGACGTTGACGGACTCGAACCGCCAATCTCCTCAAATGAGTTGTGTTAGCCATTACACCGAACGCCCATATTTGCCTACCATATCTTCACAGACTGGGCAGGCAGGTCAACAAAGTTGCTCCCGGATAGGCGGTCAAGCCACACCGGGATAGTCACTTAAAACAAAAGCAAAATAAAAACTTAAATGAGGACTCTCACCTCACGTTGTCCTTTACAACGGAATTATAGATTAAACAATAAAAAGCTTGTGGACAATGCGGGATTTGAACGCCGCGACCTGTACATGAAACCTTTAAACAATACCATGACAAATTACCAATACTAACTACATGTACCGCTCTACCAAGCTGAGCTAATTGCCCGTGTCTGTCCCTGCTCTCACGAGTAGAGACAACTCCCATGTCTAATTCTAAATCAATCTAATTATGTGTGAAACACTTCCTCCGCTGAGGTCTATATCTTGAACACCTTTTTCAGGACATTGTGATAAAACCAATACGAATACACAAGGCCAAAAAGGTTTATACCATAATTCCAGTCTCCCGTTACCGAGTCTACATCATTAAACATCAATAAACATGGTAGTGCCAATACGTTAAGCAGTAGCACGTTTATAATGATTCTTCTTTTCATTGTTCTTTCCCTTTCTTACTTTTGCAAAGCTCAACACATCCGAAGCATTGTAATAGCTTCTCCCATTAGATTTATACTCAACTCTCACTCTTTGAGTATTTACCAACACTCTTAACCTGCCCGGACCTCCTACTATTTTTTCAGATTCTCTCTTTGGGAAAGTGCGCTTATCCATAATAGTGAGGATGTCTGCCAATCTCGCCTCCGCTGTCCCGTCAATCAACATGGAACTGCGTAAATCACCATTCACTTCGTATATCATACCGTTAAAAAATAAAGTCGTTATTATTCTTTCGGCCAGTCCTTATATATCGCATGGCTGTCCGTACCCGTGATGGTATTCTCATTCTCCGTAAATCAATATCATTGCAAGTGACCTGCATCAATAAGAATAGAATGGAAAATAGGAATTCAAGCCCGTGTCTGCGTAATTCCTTCAAATCAAAATCACGCTTAAGCCTATCGCAAATCATATACAGAAGCAGTTCCGTATCTTTGGAAATACCCAACTTCCGGTATATCGTTCTTTTCTGGGTCTTGACAGTCCAAACCGATTTATTCAGATTGCCCGCCACCTCCTTGTCGGCAAGCCCCTTGCAGTACTCATTCGCGACAAGCAGTTCCGTAGGAGAAAGGGAAATCATCATGCGACCCTTTCCACATCAAAAATACCTTTCCTCTTGTCAACCTCCCCTACTTTCCAGTCAGCATCCTCAACGCAGAACTCCAATCTCAATCGGGGGATAATTGTCCCCTTTATGGAATTATACGCCTTAACCGGAAAAGTTAGAACTTCCCCTACCTCCATATCTCTCAAAGCCGGAGTGTAGTTTTCTGTGATTATTCGCTTTTTCATCGCTATAAAATTTTAATGATTAGTATTTGAGCTCTCCCGAGCCAATCCGATTGGCGGCATCACGCTTTATTCGGGAGATTTACTTAACTTTGCATTGCCACATTTAAAATTAAGTAAGCATGAGTAGTGAAAGAAATCTAATCAGACTCTACATGCGTTCTCTGGATGAACGAACAGAATGGGTATTCAAAATACAAACAACACTTTTAATGGTAGCTTCAACCACCTTTGCAGTAATCATTTCTTTAAGCAGTCCTTCAGAGGACAGTCTTTGCAACAAGCTTCTCCTTGTGACTGCAATATGCGTAAATGCACTCTGTATCCTTTTCTCTGGAATATCTTTATACGAGAATAGAGTGTTGAGCAATCAAGCTGTGCGCACCTATCGGGAATACCTAAGAAAATATCATAACGGGGAATTACCGCACGGTCAAGCTTACGTATATGAAAGCATACCAAAAAGAAAAATCTTCGTATTCTGTGAAGGATGTTCGTATGTTTCATTCCTGCTGTTTATCATCGTATTGGTTACATATACTATTGTAAGGAGTTTCTGTTAATTATTTCATGTTACGAAGTATCTTTTTAAAAACCCTCCAACAAAAGTATAGCACAAAGGGGAACAGTACCATTTGAACAATAGTCTGTATCACATAATTTACAGACAAGGCATCAATTGCATACTCGATTGGTGAATCCTTAATGTAATCTATTATTTCATTCATATTCTCTCTATTTTCGATTAATATTCGTGCCCCGATAAGCTCTCTCTGCTCTTCCCACCGGAGTTATCAGCTACTGTACTTCGCTGCATGACCGTTCGGGGCATGTCGGCTTCTTATTTCGCACCGTTGCAAATCTTTCGCTCGTTCTGAACTTCCATTCAGACATCGTCGCAAATTCTTGCTACTCCGGGTATCTCTCGCGTCCTCTATGCTGGGATTGAGGGTAAGCGCCAGTATCGCTTTCTGGAACGGATTACTTAGGGCAATCACTCCATCTCGTTCTCCGTCTCCCATCAAAGGGTAGGCTCAATGACCGGACGGAGAATCTTTCAATTCGCCCATGCAAGGCTTTGCACGCCACTTGCGCAAGTATTCATGTTAAGCGTACAGCTGTTCTGCATGGTATATGTAGCTGCCTTTTCTGCGAATAATTATCTTAATCGCCTACGTAACGGGAACCGAAGGCTCCTTTGCTGTTCTGATTGTAGTAAGCTGAAGCTGGAGCGTTGCAGTAATCATAAGAACTTCTTCTTTCCGGTCGTACCAAAGCTGCTTTCATTACTTCTTTCTCAGCCTTTCTCACTTCTTCATCAGCAACACGTTTCTTTTCGTCAGCCCAAGCGAGTTTCAAGCAATCACCGAAAGTCTGTACACCGTGAGTAAGCAGGTATAGCTTGAAATACTTTCTGTATATCTCGTGAGCCGCTTTCATAATCTTGTGTAAATCGTACTTTTTCATTGTCTTACTCCTTTTTAGGTATTACTTTAATTTTGCCAACTCAACTATTTTTCATTATTTTGTAGTCGTTGTTGACGTTGATGTTGCAAAGATACTTCTTTTGAAGTTACAACAAATACAATTGAAGTATTTTCTTCATCAATTTTATATTAATTAACATTCAATTGAAGTAAAATGCGGATTGAAAGCATAAATGAAAGGATTAGATATATTGCTGAACAGCTATATGGAGGCAATATAAATGAACTATGCAGGGCTATCGGAGTGAAACAAGCCACCATGAGCAACATCGTTGCAGGTAGAATGAGCAAGCCTTCATTTGAAGTAATTAGTGCTATAATCGAAAATACTTCAATTGACGCATATTGGCTAATTACAGGCAAGGGTACCGCAATTAAAGAAGTAGATACTTCTACTGAAACAGTTACTGCTTCTGAACAGACTGACAAACATTATATTGAGTGCATCCAAAACCTTTCAGAAGCAAGCAAGAAAAATGCAGAAGCCAATATACTCAATGCAGAGGCTAACAATAGGAATAGCCAGAATTTGGAGAAATTGATTTCGTTAATTGAGAAAAAATAGGATATGAAAGTAAGTTCTAATCATATATTATGGAGCATTGCATTCATAAGCCTATTACTTAGCATAATATCATTGTGTAATTCATACCCGCGCACATCAGAGTTGGAATTTGATTACTTAGGTGTTATTATTGGAGTATTATCTTTCTTGGTTGCTTTTGTAACTATAATTTTCGGATATAATATATACGGTCTAAAGAAGGACTTGAAAAAAGAAGTATCTAACCAAATCGACAATGCAAAAATACAATTAAAAGTAGAAATTGAAAGTTTAGGAAATGAAGTTAGTGGGAATATGTTTTTTAGAGTTGCTGAATCTGAATTTAATAACAAACAATATGATTTAGCTTTTCAGAATTATGTTTTCGCAGCATATAATTTCAATCTGTACGATTCAAAGTTGTCAACTATTGAAGTATGCATAAATAGATTAAAAGATATTATCAAAAAAGTACAAAAAAGCGGAAAAGGATTCGAAATGTTATCAAGTGACAAGCGTTGTTTGTCTCAATATCTTACAGAGTTAGACAGAGAAGAAACAAATGAAATACAAGAATTCATTTATAAGAATATCGTGAATTTTTAACGAGATAAATAAAAATAGTAACTGATAATATAACCATATCTATACAATGGAAGAAATCATAATAAGAATCCCTGTATTCAAAACTCAAACTGAACAAGAAGAGGTAGAATTATTTAATGCCAATATAGAAGGTATGGTTGATTCTGCATGTACCAAAATAAATGAGTATAAATGTTCTTCTACAAAGAAAATTACAATTACTAATGATTTCAAGCATTTTACTCATGAGGTTGTAAGTATTAATGCAACTAAAGAAAATCTTAATGGAAGCCCTGTCGTGTTTATGCAAATGTCTGCTCATAAAACCAATATGAGAGATGGGTATATAGAAAGCCCAGAAATTAAGAATACCAAAATTTCTGTAACACAAAACGTTAAAATTGGAAGTGAACATTATTATGTAATAATGTACCCTATGTTGCAAAGAAAAGGTAACTATTACAGTAGATTTTGGTATCTTTTTCTGTATGATGACCCCGAAAAGAATACTCCTGATTTCATCAGAATTGTTAAAACAGTTATCAAAGAGGTTTTAAACACGAAGACATCGCACTTGAAACCTAAAGAATTTGAGGATGAAATTAAAGTGTATAGCGGATATACAATGAAGGCATGTTTTCAATCAATAGAAACTCTTAGTGATGATATATATGATAAACGCTTTTCAAATCAGTTTGTAAGCGGACAGACTAATAGTAAAACCTATATTGAATATAAAGACCTTTCATATGAGGATTTGCAAGAAATTATAAATAATGATTCCGATTTGACCATAGAAAAGAAAATATTCCATATATTTAGTGCCAAGAAATCTTATAAAGTTAGCAAGACGAGAAGAAAAGAAGTGCTTAAAGCCAAGGATGAATATAAACTGCATATCGAAAGCAATTATAATTATTGTACTAACATATCTGAAGATGAATTCAATAGCAATAAAATGTATGATAAGACGTTTATATTAGAAAAAATGGAACCTGTAATTGTAAACTGTTTAAGCTAAAAAATGAATACACTCATTAATGACATATGTAGCTTCAGTTTGTCCATCTTTGGAATAGGGATAACATTGTTCACTGTCATATATTCATTTATTTCTAATAAACGAGAATATATGAATGAAATTTCTCATATCATTACTTCTGGTAAGGCGTGTCCTGAGACAAAGGCAAAATATATTATAGCTGAAAAATATATCCAGAAGCAAAAAAGAATAAATGCAATAATATTGAGCGTTACTATTGCATCATTTGTAGTTTATACATTATGCCTATTATACTTGCATATAGCATCTGATAATATTGTTCTAAAAGATATTATCATAGGACTTGCAATTATTCTGATATTGTCATTGTGCATTGCATTATCAATGTTTATCTCTTCCTATTTGAAATATATAAAATAGGTTTCAATTATTTTGCTTATTTACACAAATATGGTTATGGTATCAGAACGCCATAGCTAATACTATACAATAAAATATGAATAAGACAATCACCATCTGTTCAAATCAATGGACCAGCCCCACCCATTGCCAACTCACCCCTACCTGCAAAGGCTGGGGGTGTCGGTTTCTTGCCACTCCCATAGATGAGTTGCCGACCACCGACAAGGAGAAAGCAAAACTGTTCTCCAAGGTGTACCGGGAAGCGAAAGAAAAGGGGGTACTGGAATGTCCGCACTATCGTTCGCTTTTCATCGACGAGGTTCTAGAGAACATTGAGAAAAGTAACGTTATACAACAAAACATGAGCTGA